GGAACAGCCCGCCGAAAACACCGTGAGCGCCGAGCCTGCACAGAGCAAGCCCGGCGTTTCTATTTACGTTGGCCCGTCCATTCTGGGCTACATCCAGAAAAACACGATTTACCCCTGCGCTGCTGCGGAGGCTGTAGAGCGTGATGATGTGAAGATTGCCACCGAGAAATATCCCGGTGTGGCAGACTTCATCATCAATGTGGACGAGCTGCATACCACGCCTGAAAAGGCAAAAGCACGCGGCGAGGCCGTCCTTGCATTTGCACGGATGCTCGCCAAATCCAAGTAAGGAGGAATACATACTATGGCAGATCATGGTATCAATGTCAGCCGCGCCGATACCGCCGTGGCGACACCGAACACCGCAACCTGCGGCATCCCCTTTGTCATTGGCACCGCACCGCTGTCTAAGGCGACCGGTACTGCTGCGACCGCTGGCCTCCCGGTGCTCTGCACCAGCTATGATGAGGCAAAGGAACAGCTGGGTTATGACGACGACTGGGCCAAGTACACCGTCTGTGAGGTGATGTACTACCACTTCAAGCTGTGCGCCTGCCAACCGGTCATTTTCCTGCCCGTTGGCGAGACCGCCGAGGCTTCCGATGTGTCCGCCGCTGTTGAGCAGATTGAGCTGTGCCTGACCATGTTCGGCATTGTGCCCGACCTGATTATGGCTCCCGGCTTCTCCCAGGATGCCACCGTTGCAGCTGTTATGGACGCAAAGGCTGGCTCCATCAACGGCATGTTTACCGGCAAGGCTCTGGTGGACATTTCCGCAAAGACCTATACCGCTGCGGTTCAGGCGAAAAACAGCGGCACCTATACCGAAAAGACCATCCTGTGCTGGCCCAATGGCACCCTCGGTGATCTGCGTTTCCATGGCTCCACCATCGAGGCGGGCTGCCTTGCAGAAACCGATACCGGCAACGAGGGCATTCCCTATGAAAGCCCCTCCAACAAGACCGTTCACATCGACGGCCTGTGCGACGACGACGGCAACACCATCAACCTGACCTATAATCAGGCCCTTGTTGTTGATGCTGCTGGCATCTGCACCTTCCTGAACTTCATGGGCGGCTGGACCGCTTGGGGCAACCATACTGCGTGCTACCCCAAGTCCACGGATGTGAAGGACTACTTCATCCCGCTCAGCCGTATGTTCGACTATGTTTCCAACACTCTCATCAAGACATTCTGGAGCAAGCTCGACAAGCCGATGAACCGTCGCCTCATCGACACCATTCTGGATAGCGCCAACATCTGGCTGAACGGTCTGGTGGGCGCAGGCTATCTGCTGGGCGCCCGTGTGGAAATGCTGGAAAACGAGAACCCGCTGACCAGCCTGATGGCGGGCAAAATCAAGCTTCACGTCTACATGACCCCGCCCTCTCCGGCGCAGGAGATTGACTTTGTGCTGGAATACGACGCTGATTATGTGACCAGCGCACTCCAGTCCTAAAGAGGAGGTACTACAATGGCAATCGATCAGAGCGTTATCAACTTCGCGGTCTATGAGGACAGCGTGGAATATCTGGGTATGTCGAAAGCTACCCTGCCGGATGTTACCTTTCTGACGCAGAGCATTTCGGGTGCTGGTGTCGGCGGTAACGTCGAAGCGGTCATTCTGGGCCATTTGGAGGCTATGACCCTCGGTCTGGAATTCCGCACCACCACGCCGCAGTCCGTCCGGCTGTCGGAGCTGCGCCGCCACAGCATTGACCTGCGTGTGGCAAACCAGTATGAGGATCCTGTTTCGGGCGTGGTTGAGGCACGGAAGGAAAAGCACATTTTCGTGGTCGTGCCCAAATCGACCAAGGGCGGCACCATTGCCCCCGCAACGCCCACTTCTGGCTCTGGTGAGTACGCCGTCCGTTACTGGGCAACGTACATCAACGGCAAGAAGGTGCGTGAGCTGGACCCTCTCAACTTCATCTGCTACATCAACGGTGTGGATTATCTGGCCGGTGTCCGTGCGGCCCTGGGCAAGTAATCCGCATATGCCGTTCCGCCGGAGCTGCATTTTGCAGCCCCGGCCTATTTTTTGAGTGTGAAAGGAGCTATCCAGCATGAACGCCGTCATTGACCCGAAAGAATTTGATGCAGCTCAGGCCGCCGCTGCAAAGGCTGCTGCCGCTGCTGACCCGTATACCTACACCCACAAGCTCCAGAAGCCCCTTGACTATGAGGGCAAGCACTACGAATCCCTCACGTTCGACTGGGGCAAGTTGACCGGCAATGACTCCATCGCCATCGAGGCAGAGCTTACGGCTCTGAACCAGCCGGTAATCATCCCCTCGGTGAGTGCGGGCTACCTTATCCGCATGGCCTGCCGGGCGTGTACTGAGCCTATCGGTGTTGATGTTATCGGTGCTATGAGCATCCGGGACTACAACACCATCCGCACCAAAGCAAGAAATTTTTTGCTGAGGTCGGACTTGTAACCGGTGATGGCGGCGTGTGGCTGCGGCGACAGGTGCTTGCAATGGCACAGGTCAACTGTACGCCCGCGCCCTACTGGCTGGAAATGCCCCTGTATCAGTTCCGGCAATGGATCCGCAGCAGCAATGACCTCATTGCCGAGCGCCAGAGAGCGAGAAAGGACGGTAAGTAGTGGCTCGTAAAGAGTGGGAGCTGCTGTTCAACCTGTCCGCCAAACAGAACAGCAGCTTTTCCAGTACATTCAAGGCTGCTCAGTCTGCCCTTGTGGAAACGCAGGGGAAGATTCAGCTGTTGAACAAAGTACAATCCGACATTTCGGCGTACCAGAAGCAGCAGCAGGCCGTTGACGCAACCCGTCAGCGGCTTTCTGTTTTGCAGCAGCAGTACGACAATATCCAGAAAGAGATTCAGGAGACCGCGGGTTATTCCTCTGCGTTGGAAAACAAGCTGCTTTCCAAACAAGCGCAGATCGACAAGACCACGGCCTCCCTGAACACTTATGAGCAGCGTTTGGCTGCCACCGGAAATGCTCTGCACGAGGCTGGCGTGGATACCACGCAGCTGACGGCAGAAAGCGTCCGACTGGAAACTGAGGTCGATAAGCTCAAGGATAAGCAGGTTGACCTCAAAAAAACAATGGACGAGGCCGGTGAGGGCGCAAAGGGATTCGGTGAAAAATCGGTCGAAGCGCTGGAAGCGGTCGAGGCCACGCTGGCCACGGTCGGCATTTCAAAGGCCCTCGGAGAAATCCGGGATGCCTACATGGACTGCATCAACACCGCAGGTGATTTTGAAGCATCCATGAGCAATGTCGAGGCCTTGTCCGGAGCTACCGGCGAGGAACTGACGGCCCTGTCCGACAAGGCCAAGGAGATGGGCGCGACCACCAAGTTCACCGCGGGCGAATCGGCGGACGCACTGTCTTACATGGCTCTGGCGGGCTGGGACACCCAGTCCATGCTGGACGGCATCAGCCCGGTGCTAAATCTGGCTGCGGCTGCCAACATGGATCTGGCGCAGGCATCCGATATTGTTACCGACTACCTGACCGCCTTTGGTCTGAAAGCCTCCGACACCACGCACTTTGTCGATGTGATGGCCTACGCCATGGCTCACTCCAACACGGACGTGATCCAGCTGGGCGAGGCATACAAGGCGTGTGCATCCACTGCCACCTCCCTCGGCTACTCGGTCGAGGAAACCACCGCTGTGCTGGCTACCATGGCCAACGCCGGTGTCAAGGGTGGCGAGGCTGGCACAGCCCTGAACGCTATCTTTACCCGCCTTGCCACCAACACGAAAGAGTGCGGGGACACCCTTGCAGAATACGGTGTGCAGATCTATGACGCACACGGCAATATGCAGAGCCTGTCCAGCATCCTCACAGGCATGTCCGGTATCTGGGACACCCTGACCGACCAAGAGCAGGCCAACCTCGCAAAGGTCATTGCTGGCACGAACCAGTATTCTAAACTGCAAACCATCATGGCCGGATGCAGCGAGGCCGCAGCTGAGGGCGGGCAGTCTTTTGCTGACTACACCGCAGCCCTGAACGACTGCGCCGGGTCTGCCGATAAAATGGCGGGCACTATGCTCGACAACATGAACGGCAGACTGACGCTGATGCAGTCCGCAGCTGACGGTCTGAAAATCGCCATCGGCGAGGATTTGACCCCGGTGATGTCGGATCTGTACGATGTCGGCGCGGAAGTCCTGGGCTGGATGCAGGGATTTGTAGAAGAAAATCCCGGTGTGGTCAAGGGCGTTGCAGCCGGGACGGTCACGCTGGGCGGATTCCTCGCTGTGCTGACTGCGGTGACGACCGCCATTAAGGTGGGCAGCACCGCAATGGGGCTGTTTACTGCCACGCTTGGCCCGGCAGCCCCGGTGCTGGTTGGAGTCGCTTTGGCGGGCACAGCGCTGGCTACGGTCGTTGCCGGTCTGTCTGGCGCAGCCGATGCGACGGTGCCCTCTGTAAAGGAGCTGACCAGCGCCGCTCGTGACATGGGCGACAGCATGGAAGAAGCGAGTGCAAGCTACGATTCCACCCTGTCCAACATGGCAGCGACCGCCAGCGTTGCGGACCAGTACATCAGCAAGTTGGAGGCCATCGAGGCCGCCACAAATGGGAACACGGACGGAAATGCCGAATACCACGATACGCTGGCCCGGCTGTCCGTTCTGGTGCCCAGTCTTGCAGACGACATTGACCTTGAGACCAATTCCATCAAGGGCGGCACCGCAGCGCTGCGCCAGCACACGGATGCCTATGTGGCAGATGCCAAGGCGCAGGCCCGGCAGGAATACCTGAACACCCTCTATGACCAGTACAACAACGTGCTGGTGGAGAGCGCCGAAAACGAAACCAAATTGGCGACCGCACAGGCAAAGGTGGAAAAGTCCAATGCCGGTATGTCTGCCGCCTATGATAAGCTGCTGACCACCCTCGGCCTGACGGATGAGCAGTTCAAGCTCACCTACGGCACGGTGGAAGATCTGCCGTGGCGCACTATGAGCGAGGATGTGCAGCAACTGCGCACCGAGTACATGGGGTACTCGGATGACCTTGTCACTGCCCGGCGTGAAGTCGAGAACTACACCGCCGCCGTAGAGCAGGATCAGGAGGCTATCAATGCCGCCGAGGCCGAGTATCAGGAGGCCAGCGCCGCAGTTGATGCTCTGAATGCTTCGCAGCAGTCCGCCGCCGACAGCGCAGACGATGTTGCAGCGCAGCAGCAAAATGTGGCGAATGCCATTTCTGATGCAGAGCTTCGCATTCAGGACATCATCGCAGCCTACAAGGATGCTTATGATGAAGCCTACGGCAGCATCAGTGGCCAGTATGCGTTGTGGGATTCTGCGGAAAAGGTCGTTTCGACCTCCGCTGCATCCATCAACAATGCACTGCAAAGCCAGATCACCTACTGGGACAACTACAACCAGAACCTCGAAAAGCTGAACGAACGGGCGGCTGACATCGACGGTCTGAGTGAAGTTATCGCCAGTTTTGCGGATGGCAGCAAGGAATCCGTCAATGCGATTGCCGGTATGGCCTCGGCCTCGGACGCTGACCTCGCCAAAATGGTTGAGAACTACGCTGCGCTGAAAGAAGCGCAGGATACCACCAGCGAATCTATCGCCGACCTAAAGACCGGTATGAGCAATTCTATGGACGAAATCGCCCAGACCGTAGCCGATACCGTATCGGAAATGGACATGAGCGACGAGGCCACGGAAAGCGCCAAAGCCACGATTCAGGGCTTCATTGACGGCGCATCCAACATGATGCCCCGTGTTCAGGAAGCCTACGCAAAAATCGCCTCGGCGGCCTCTACTGCGCTGGCAGGTTCCAACGAGCGCTACAACGCAAACCATGGAATCCCCGGCTATGCTGTTGGTACGGAAGATGCTGCACCCGGTTTTGCCATCGTTGGTGAACATGGCCCGGAGCTGGTCTACTTCAACGGCGGGGAGTCTGTTCTGACAGCCTCGGAAACCAGACGTGAGATGGAGAGCGCAAGCATCACCCCCATGAGTGCCGAGCTGCCAGAGAGCAGCGGTGCATACTCTGCACGCAGCGCGGCTCCTATATCGCTCTCGCCGGTTTACCATATCTCAGGTATATCCGATACCGCCGAGCTGCAAAACGTCCTGAATGCCCAGAATGACAGCCTGAGAGAACTTGTTCTTGAAATCATGAAAGACGCAGAGGACGATGATCTCAGAGGGAGGTATGCATGAGTAAAACCTATACGACTGTGCAGGGCGACCGCTGGGACAGCGTGGCCTATAAGCAGCTCGGCAGTTGCGCCTATGCTCCCAACCTGATGGCTGCCAACCCGCAGCACCTGGGCTATTTTGTGTTCCCGGCCGGAATCGTTTTGACGCTCCCGGATACCGAGACACAAACCAGCTCCACTTTGCCCCCGTGGAAGAAGGTGGTCACATGAGCGACGAAAACACCGCCCGCCATGCCGAGTGTACGGTAGAGTTTGACGGCGTGGACATCACCAGCAGCATCAAGCCCTACCTGCTGTCGCTGATATTTACCGATAATGAGGAAGATGCCAGTGACGACCTGCAGATCAAACTCCAAGACCGGGAGGGTGTTTGGATGACCGACTGGCTCCAGAAGATGCTGGACGGCGATGTGTCGGCCGCATCTTCTGATGGCTACAAGGTTGGTGACGTGGTGCAGTTCCTTGGCGGTCCACACTACAAGGCATCTACCGACAAAAAGGCAAACGGAACACCAAAGGCTGGCCCGGCCAAGATCACCATCATCAAGCAGGGCGCGCTGCACCCGTACCATGTTATTCACACGGACGGAACGTCCCGGGTCTATGGCTGGGTCGATGCCAGCGAGATCTCCGGTAAATCTGGCGGCAGTTCTTCCGGCAGCAGTGAAGGTGGCCTGAAAATCCGGGCTACCATCACGGCCTGTAACTGGCACTCTGACGGAAAGGATGAGGCGCTGGACTGCGGGGAGTTTGAGCTGGATAGCATAAACGCATCCGGCCCGCCCGACATTATCACCATAAAGGCCACGGGGCTGCCCTATACCAGCCAGATCCGGCAGACCAAGCAGAGCAAGGGCTGGGAAAAGTACAAGTTATCCGGCATCGCCAATGAAATGGCGAAGAAGAACGGTATGAAGTCCCAGTTCCTTGCGAAAAAGGATCCTGAGTATAAGCGTGTGGAGCAGTACCGCTGCTCTGACATCGACTTCCTGTCGCAGTTATGCCATGATGCTGGCTTGTCGCTGAAATGCACAGACGGCAAACTCGTTATCTTCGACCAGAAAGAATACGAGGGAAAAGATTCTGCATGGACTGTCACCAAAGACGACAAAAGCTATATCAAGTGGAGCCACACGCTCGGCCAGGCCGGAACGCAGTATGCGTCCTGCCGGGTGTCCTATGTTGGGCCGAACGGCAAGCCCATTGAGGGTATCGCCTACGTCAAGGACTACGATGCCAAGAGCAAAACCAACCAGCAGCTGGAAGTTTATGCCCCGGTCACGAGCAAGACCGAGGCCAAAGAACTGGCTGCCAAAAAGCTCCGGTTGCACAACAAGTTTGAGCGTCAGGTTGGCTTTACCTACCACGGCGACCCGGGCAAGGTTGCAGGCCTGACGTTTGAAACCAAGAGCTTCGGGCCGTGGGATGGAAAGTACATCGTGAAGCAGTCTAAGCACACAGTATCTGGCTCTGGTGGGTACACCACGCAAGTCATTGGCCGCCATACGCTGGGAGGTTACTGATGAACATGAACGTCGATGTTCGCATCGGAAAAGTTACCGATGTGAACAAGGAAAAACGCCTTGTGCGCGTGAAGTTCGAGGACACCGGGATTACTTCCGGCTGGCTGCCTGTGATGCAGCACTACAAGGCCATTGTGTACACCGAGGAGGCTGGGCAGCATGACCACCAGTTTACGCACCCGTCTCCGTATCAACTGAAAATCCTCAACACCCAGAACGGCACCCGCCAGATTTGGGATGAGGAGGAA